GCAGTACGGTTAAACGCCTCAGACCCCCACCCTCTACGAGTAGGAACTGCACCGAATACTTTTTCACCAGTTTCAGGATCAACAGTAACGGCTTCTTCTACAGCTTGCTGTGCCTGCTCGGGAGCCTCACGTTCTGCCTTAGCCCTTCCAAACTGTTCAGCAACGCCTGCTACAGTCTCTCCTAAGCCTGCTAGAGCCTGCATACGCCTAGATATAGAGTCATCTCCCCCAGTAGGGCGGAACTCTCCGTAAGATAAAATACGTTGTTGTCTAGGTCGTTTAGCCATTATGGTTTTTTCCCAGAAGTTGGTTTTGGCTTATTTGCCTGATAGGTTTGAAATCCACCATAAGCATCAGCCGCACCTTTAAGCAAAGTAGATGTAGCTTGAGTGTAAGCAGTTCCTTTAGCCATTTTTCCTTGCATTCTTATTTGTCTGCGTCTCAATTTTTCAGACAGCCCTATCATTCCTTCGCTTGCGCCTACTTGTTTGGCGCTTTCTAAAGCAATACTGGCAGGGGTTCCTTCGCCTGTCATACCAGAAGTAGACATTCCAACAACATTAGATGCAAGGGCTTTGTTTAACTCTTGTCGTCTTTGTAATTCACGACCCTCAGCGGCAATCTTTTCTTGTCTAGCTTGTTCTATCGCCTGCTCTTCTGCCGCTTTACCAGCTTGTATTTGACCATAAGCACTTACTGTTGTGCCTACCGCCATTAAACTAGCCACTATTGCAAAACTCATCTAAATATCCTCTGGCTCTAACAAAGCCTTCTCTATCTCGTCTATATCAGTTAAGTGTGTAGGGTGATATGTAATCCATACACAGTCTGTTTCAGCGTATATAACACGCTTAGTTTGCGGAATAGTCTCTCCCATAAACGGAGCTTCTATATCCAAGTTGCCAAATTGGCTAGACACCTTGCATCTACCCTTTACTACCATGTACAAATGAGTCGTCTTGTGTAACGCTCCAACCAAACATACGCCAGCAGGGATAAACAGCTCTCTTGCATATAATCCATCACTAAAATGATGCTTAACTTCTAACTCTACAGTGTCACCTTTTAACATTAATGATTGTAGTTTTACAATATCATCTTGCGCTGTTATTTGATTCACGAGCTAATCTCATATCCAATGGCTTGCAAATGAAATGGCGTTGGATTTGGCACTGTAATTACAGGAGCAACTTCTCTATCCCATCCGTTACCACCGTGGTTATCTTCTATAATACCTGTAGAAGGTATAAGAGATGAGTTTAAAGGGCTGTCACCAGCATCTCCAAATGTTCTAACGGCAACTAAATTTCCATCTATGTAAACACCAGCACTATTGTAAACACGCAAGTTCATTCGGTCTATGCGCTTTTGCTCTAATGCAGTTTGAGATCCGTTAGGCGCTCTAGTATTTAAAGGCATTCCTACAACTTTAAGTGCAAAGTTGTACCCTACCTCTACATCAATAACACCACCAGAAGGGTCTTGCTCAAGAATAAATGATTTTTCCGCATTAGTTAAAACAATAAAACCGCCTGCTTGGACTACGCGTTTAGGAAGAGTATTACCTCTAGCTACAACGCTAACCGTTTGCCCATCTAAATGACACGCTCCAATAGGAGTTGTTAAATACAAATTATTATTTATTATGCTTGAAGAAGTTGTTCGCTTAATAGCCGAGTCTAATAGGTAATCAAAGTCCCACTTCTCTATTGTGTAAGTAGTAGTAGTATCAGTTGTTCTTTTATTTACTAAGAATAAATCATTGTTTACTACAGATACAGATACAGTTTGAATAGGATATTCGGTTCCAGTATCTCCGTTAATCCACTTAGTAAATCCGTTAATGTCCTGTGTACGCAAAGTATTAAGGATTGCAGACGTACCATCTTGGTTAACAATGAATATCCAGTTAGCATCTTCTGATAATGATCCTGTTAAAGCACCTAAGTCTACTGGATTATTAATAAGCTGAGAAGACAACACAGATATGTCCGTACTGTTGTAAGCATCTTCATTGTAGTTATACAGATAGGATCGTAATGTTTTGCCGTTTTGATCTACAAACAGTGTTGCACCATCTACAGACTTAACTTCTAGGAAAGATGCTCCATGCTGTGTTTGCGCTTCAATAGTAATGTCAGACGGAGTATTACCTTTAACAATAAACTCTGCCCCTGCTGTAAACACCTGTAAACCACGATCAGGGTTAATGTCGATAATCTCTGTTAGCTGTCTTGAGGATATGGTTGTAAAGATACCCTCGTCATCATCACCTTCTTCTGTGTAGAAATCAAAGAACGATCCAGACCTAGATGCAAACAAACTTTGTAGCTTAGACTTTGTACCACCTAACCATAACCTTCCTGCATAGAATGCGGCTGTTTTAGGGTATCCTCTAGTAGCAGACCATACATCTTCTTTTCTAGGAACTCCTTGAGTATTTAAAGCAAACTCTATTTCGTTATTAGTACCGCCTATTTCTGATGTTGCAAAGCCAGACCATAATTCAAAAGATTTAGCAGACTCACCGCTAACTGTAATTGTAAAATTAGCATTATTTGAGGAAGTAACAGAAACACCTGTATCACCAAAAATAGGCATTTCTTGCAAGTTTTTTTCTATGTTTGCAGAAGATGATGATGCACTTTGTGTTAATGTTATGTTTTTACTTAACACGCCTTCGACATCTATTTGAAATCTATCGCCTGCATCAAAATGCAGTAATGTCATTGTTGTTACATAACTTGTAGGCGTAGGGCTAGACGCATCATCATAATCGTACTGAGGCACATTAAGAAAAGGAATGTCGTCAATAGTAAATACGTCACCACCTGTGTTTATTATTCTTTTAGGATGATGATCCTCATGGAACATTAACATGACGTTTTCTGTTTGCACATCACGTACAGTTGCTACCTCGCTAGACTTAAAGGGCAACGGTAGATTAGCCAAAGGAATATAAGTAGCGGTTTGATCTGTAATTCTATACAACGCCATGTTGCCATACGAAGGTGTAGTTTCTTCACCTCCAGTAACAACACATAAATAATGTTTATCATGCTCAATACTAAAATCAAACGTCTTAACGTCAGAAGCATTAGCTGTGTAATAAAGTATATTAAACTCACTGAGCTTAACAGAGTGCGAAATATTTCCAGTATCGTTTTCTCTTACAATTCTAAAGTATTTATAGTCTACATTGTCGCTTACTCTTATTCGTACAGACTGAGTATCTGCCGTCACAGTTATTGATTTTAATAATAACCATGCAGAATTATTTGTAGAAGCCTGTATTTTTAATACACAAGATGCGTTGCCAGTTAACTGTATATCTTGAACGTCAACGTATTTACCTAAACTGCTTTGTCCAGATATGTCGTAGTTTACCAATATAAAAGGAGTGCTAGTAGTACCATTTGCGTTAATAACATTTGTAGTAGTTGTAGTAGCCCTGTTAAAATCATTAATGTCAGCAGGAGTGCCGCCATTAGGCATAGACGCAGTAATTTCAGAGCTAATAAAAGGCTTAATTATCTTTTCTGCTAGATCAACGTGCTGTGTTCCTGCTCTACGCTTTAACCCTCCCTGTGGGACAATAAGCACATTCTCAGCATTTTCTAAGCCTTGATAATATTGGTCAAGATCAATACGACCTTTAAGTAAAGGAGATAGTTCTCCGCTAACAAAACTATTTTGCGAAAAATAACTTTTAGCCATTAAAACCTCACATCAACAAAAGGCCTGCTTGCAAGAGGAGTTATTGGATGTTGTTGAGAATCTGTATATCTAGCCATGTTTGATGCATTAATATACTCTTCATTCATTAATTGTTTAGTAGATGCGCTGTCTCTAATAGACATAGCAAAATCTTTTGCTAAAGCGTACTCTACCATTTTTGAAAAATATGCAGGCCAAACAGATTCAGAGACGGTGTAGATGTAATCGCAGTATAAATTAGATTCAGTGTTGCAATATACTCGATCACCAAGAATTTGATAATTAATGCTAGGATTAATTTTAATAAATACTAACAAATCAGCAGGCAACTGATACATAGTGCTGTATTCAATACCTACTGGAGTTTCATTAATTTTAGATAACTGTGCTTTTTTTCTTGCAAATCCCCAACGGTATTTTGTAAGTTCATTGTGAACAATGTTGTCATACAGGTTGTTAGCAACAGTTTGTGCGCGCGTATTGCCAACCAAAGATGTAATAGGCAAATCACCAATTAAAATTAACGCATTAGATATAAGTTGGATTTTACTTGCCATAATAAACCTTTATGTAAAAAAGGGGGGCGAACCCCCCTAATTAAATTACGCAATAATAACTTATACGTTATCTTTGTATTGAACTTTACAGATACCGTCTACATCGCGTGCAACAGCACCAGCTTTAAGCATACCATTACAAAGCCAAGAAGTTTTCTGTGCAACCCAATCTACAGAAGTCTTCATATCAATGCCAATAGCAAGTCCAACAGCGTCACGGCTAAAGAAGTATGAATCAACAGTATTACTAGCAACAGTCAAGCCACCTTCAGCACGATCATCAAGAATAATAAATTGAAATCCAGCTAGGCTGTTTACGTCACCGCTAACAAGTGCTTTAACAGTTTGGTAATCAGCAGAAGTAGACTTCTCATCTTTCAAAAGACCGCCAAGTC